GTAAAAGCCTGGATAATCAAGACTGGCATAGGCGAACACGGCTTCGACATGAGCGGAGACGCGAAGACGATACTGTGCTGGAAGACTTACGACCCGCTTGACCCTTGGCGCGGTTGCTCGCCGTGAGGCGCGGCGGCGTTGCAGATCAGTGAGCATAACGAAGCGTCAAGATGGAACGCCAAGGTGTTGAAGAACGGGATGCGTCCAGCTGGCGCATTCAACAACATCAGAGGCAACGCCACCGGCAAATCGCTAACGCCAGCGCAACGCAAACAGCTAGAGCAGGACATCGAACGCAACTTGATGGGACCAGCGAACGCAGCGCGACCATTGATTCTTGACGGGCTAGAGTTTCAAGAAATGTCGATGTCGGCTAAGGATCTCGATTGGCTCGAAGGTCGGCGCGATGCTGACAGAATTATTGCGCTGTCAGTCGGCTGTCCGCCGTTGATCCTTGGCATTCCAGGTGACAGCACGTATTCAAATTACGAAGAAGCAAACCTGTCACTGGTGCGAGATAGCGCTATCCCGCTCGCGCAATCGCTGATCGATGAGCTAAATTGCTGGATCGTTCCAGCCTTTGAAGAAGGGCTACGGCTAGTCATCGACCGTAAGAAGATTCCCGCGTTGGCGTCCATCTATGCACAAGAGGTGCAGCAGGTCGGCGCGTGTGAATTTATGACGACCGACGAGAAGCGCGGAGCAATCGGACTGCCACAACTCAACACGCCAGCAAGCGGTCAGGTCTTCGTTAGCTCTAGCCTTGTGCCGTTGGACTCAGCAGGCGAAGAGATGGAAGAATCAGAAATAGAAGACGACGACAAGGGCGCACCGCTGGCCTTCCTCTCGAAGAAAACGCAACAGCTAGGCGACGACCTAGCTAGAATATCCGCAGCCATCTAATGCCGCTGACGGACGCGGCAAAGATACGTGAACACGCAGCGCAAGAGCGACTACGTAACGGCTTTGCGCGGCGTCTAACATCATTGCTATCGGCAGAATTTCGGCGCGTGGCGTCAGCGCTGGCCAAGGCATACGGCAGCAGCGAGGCAACAGATCGAGCAATTAAGATTCATAATCATAAATTGTTGAGGATATTAGAGCCAGAATACCGGCGTTTATTCATGGAATTCGGACCAAGAGGCGTTCGCCTTGCGCGAGGCCAGACCAAAGAGGAGCCAGACTTTCAGGCGTTAGCTGATGCATTCGTGAAGAAGTGGGCCAAGAAAAGAACCGGCGAGATTACAGCAACAACACAGCAGCGGCTTACCGACATCGTTGCGCGTGGCTCAGCAGAAGGATTGAACGAGCGCGAAGTTGCGGAATCAATAGACAACGAGATCGGCGGCGACTTTGGCTACAATCGTGGCAAGGTCATAGCCAGAACGGAATCACACGCAGCAAGTCAGGCAGCATTGATAACCGGCGTTGCCTCGCTTGGCGTGGACTTCCTCAAGGAGTGGGTATCGGTAAAAGACAAGCGAACGAGGGACGACCATAGAGATGTTGACCCTAAACCGATTCCGATGGACGAGCCGTTTATGGTCGGCGGCGAGCCGTTGCAATTTCCTGGCGACCCAGACGGACCGCCGGAACAGGTGATTAACTGTCGTTGCGTTGTGGTCTTTCGACCAGCTTAAGCTTGCGCCTCAAGCGATAAGCACGCTGCCGACAGGCATGCGCGATCTTTTGCTCTTTAGTTTCGGGCTTACGGCTTAACTCTCTTTTGCATCCAGGGCAACGCATGAAGCGCAATAGTGACGCAAGCGTCACTCAGTCAATATTGAATTTGATAGCGTAAGAGGTATCAGATAGGTCATGGAATATATCCGTTGCGATTTCGCTGAATTAGAGATCAAGACCACGGAAACCCCTGGACAATTCAAGGGCTACGGCTCCACGTTTGGCAACGTGGATTTGGGCGGCGATGTGGTCATGCCTGGAGCGTTCGATAAAATGATCGAGGCGCACACCAAGGCTGGCACCATGCCTCATATGTTTTTTTCGCATGATTCGAGGGAGCCTATCGGTGACTGGCTCTCAATGGATGTCGACAAAAAGGGGCTCAAGCTTGAAGGCCAATTGTGGCTAGGCGCAGGGATTCCCAAAGCGGAGCAAGCCTACCGGATGCTGCAAAGCAAGACCGGCAAGGGATTAAGCATTGGCTACTCGAACCTTGTAGCGCCTAATTTTACAACCGACAAAAAGGGAAACCGCATACGCGAGCTGGTCAGCTTGCAGGTATCAGAGGTTTCTCCGACCGCCTCGCCAATGAACCAGAAGGCAGGCATTATTTCAGTCAAAGATTTGTCCCCCTTGTTGGAGGGCAAAGAACTTTTGAGTATCAGAGACGCTGAGGATTTCCTACGCGAGGTAGGCAATTTCTCACGAGAGGGCGCGAAGCAATTTCTCGCACTCCTGGCAAAGGGAATAGACGAGCAGCGCGATGCTGCGAGAAAATCCTTGGCGAGCAATGATCTCTTAGACGCAATCAACAACTTCAAGAAAGCAATCAAATGACTCACGAAGAAGAATTAAAGCAGGTTTTAAACGAAACCGGCAAAACCATCACCGCATTGCGCTCGACCATCGACAAGCTCGAAGCCGAAGGCAAAGCCAAGAACGGCGAATTTAAGGAATTTGAGAAGAAAACTCAAGACGCCTTAGATGCGCTCGACTCCAAGCGTGAAAAGCTTGAAAAAGATTTGACCGAAGAACGACGCAAGGCCACCTTGGTCGGTCAAGAAATCAAAGACATCAACGGCGAACGCGCACCAGAAGGCTACTCCGATGCAAAGAAAGCATTTGAGAACTTCTGCCGTACTGGTTCCAATGACGGATCAGACACCCAGCGCGAAAGCAAGACGACCTTTGCCTATCGCAACAGCGACGGCACCAAAGCGGCCAGCGTTCTGTCTGACCCAGCTGGCGGCTACACCGTTATGCGCGACTTCTCAGCACAGATCATGCGCAAGGTGTTCGAAACCTCGCCCATGCTCCAGCATGCCAGCGTTGAAACCGTTGGCTCTGATCGCCTTGAAGGCATCATCAGCGCAGGCGAAGGCACCAGTGGATGGGTCGGTGAAATCGAATCCCGCACCGAAACCACGACTCAAGAAATTGGCGAATGGTCAATCCCTGTACGCGAAATCTACTCGATGCCTCGTTGCACTCAGAAATTGCTTGATGATTCCAGCTGGAATTACGAACAATTCTTGATCGACGAAGCCAGCAAACAAATTGCTCGCGCCATCAACACCGCAACGCTGACGGCTAACACCGCCAAGCGCCCACGCGGAATTTTGACCTACCCAGCAGGCACCAGCTTCACCACGCAAATTGAGCAGGTCAACATGCTCGATGCGAACTTGATAACTGCCGACGGCTTGATCAAGGTTCAAGAATCATTGAAGGACAACTACCGCGGCAACGCTAAATGGTTCTTCAATCGCCAGACCCGCCGTGCTATCCGCACGTTGAAAGATTCCTACGGCCAATACCTCTTGCAGCCAGGGCTTAGCATGGGCGCACCAAGTGAATTATTGGGCGATCCAATGGTGATCTTCCAAGACATGGCAGACGTTGCAGCCAATGCCTTGGCAGTGATGTATGGCGACATGAAGGAAGGCTACAAGGTAGTCGAGCGCCAGGGCTTCCGTGTGTTGCGCGATCCTTACACCGTGAAGGGCAGCGTACTGTTCTACATCACCCGCCGTTGTGGCGGCGATGCTTGGAACAAAGAGGCCATCATCATCGGTAAGGTTGCAGCCTAATGATTGAAGCCTCCCGTGTGTTTGCACGGGGGGCGCAATTACAAACCACACAAAGAAAAGAATAAAAAATGACTACGAAAGACCTCAAGAGCAACATCGGTGCCGATGTCTCCTTCTATCCACAAGTTGTCACCGTTGACACCGCAAAAAGCGTTGGCGTTGATATTCGCGGCTTCGAAAGCGTTTGCTTTGTGCAAGTCGCTGGCGCAATCGCAGCAGCGGGACTGGTTAAGCTGGTCCCACAAGAATCAACGACCCTTGGCGGTGCCTACACCGACATTGCAGCCGCTGACCTTGACGGCGCATTCACTGATGCAGCCGCTGATTCCGTCCAACGTATCGGCTACAAAGGCAACGCTGATTTCGTTGCTTTGCGTGCTGATTACACCAGCGGGACCAGCGTTCTTATTGGCGGCTTAGTCGTCAAGGGTGACGCCAAGGTTCGTCCAGTAGCGTAAACTTCTTAGTCGCGCCATACGTAATTGGAGCAATCCAAGCCCTTGGTTGGGAGATGAGCGTATGGCGCGGCTATTTTTTGAACGAAGGGAGGACCTATGCAGCTAGTGAAATTCACCAAGTCATGGATCTATTCCCCGAATGGATTTCAATGCAGCCGCGTCAATGCTGGCGATCAGGTGACGCTATCTGATGACCTTGCGGAAATTGCCGTTAAGTGTGGCGTTGCTGTATTTCTCAAGGTAGTGGCTCCAGTAATTGAAACGAAAACAGAAGAAGAACCGGAAGACGATCACGAATTAGATCACGCACCAGCGAATGAAGGTAAGACCGTTCCGTCGGCCTTAGCTAAAAAAGCAGCACGCTGGGGGCGTAAGTGAAGCGTAATAAAGTATTGACGGTTGTGGGCACGGAACCGATTACCGTGCAAAATATTAAAGACGTAATGAAAATAACGAGCGCGGCGCCGGATCCATATATGGATTTATTGCCAGCAGCGGCACGGGATGCAGTCGAACAATTTACTGGCCGTTGCATCGTCAAGAAAACCATGAGCCAGTCGCTTGATTTGTGCGACATTGCTAACGTCATGGAACCCTGGTGGAGCGGAGTCAGGCAGGGCGCTCTTAGCTTTATCTTCAACACATCGGCAATCGAGCTAGAATTTCCACCTCTTATCAGTGTCGAATTTGTTTACACCTACGACATCAACAACACGCAGACGCTTTACGCATCAAGCAATTATCGCGTAGACACCTCTGATCCGTATCAATACGGGCGCGTTGTTCTTAACTATAACTCAACGTGGCCTTCATCAATGAGGCGCGACAATAGTGTCGAGGTTAGATTTACGGCTGGCTACGAAGACGGCGCGGTACCTCCAGCTCTCACGCTAGCCATTCTTCGCGTGGCTGTATGGGCTTATCAGAACCGCGCAGCATGTGATGCGGCAGCCTGCGGTTGCGCTCTCGGAGATACGATAGACGCCTATAAAATCATGGCGGCGTCAGCATGAAATCGGTCTGTCCTACTGAATTGATGACATCAATACGGGTGCAGAAGCTTATCGTTATCAGTGACGGCATGGGCGGACGCGTTGCACCTGGATACATGGGCGGCACGGATCAGACCGCGACCGATTCAAAATGGGTCGAGTGGTTTTCTTTTTGGGCTAAAGTAACATGGTTGGACGGCGACGAGTCGCTAGTTGCTGGCCGAATCCAGGCGAAGGCATCATGCACTATAGAAGCCCATTGGGACGAGCGGCTGACACCAAAAGAGCGGCTTGTTTTACCCAGCGGCAAGATCCTTAACATTGTATCAGTCAACAACCGCGAAGAACAAAACGAATGGGCCGACATTAAAGCCATCGTTGGGACCGGCACATGATTGCTGGATTCCGCGGTGAAATCATCGGCTTGGCTCGCTTATACAAGCGCATGGCAGAGATCGACAAGAAGGCAGAGGCGGCGGCGTGGCGTTCGCTCAGCATTGCAGCGGTGGCTATTCATCGTGATGCCGTGCTATCAATTCAGAACGGACCAAAGACCGGCCACACCTACGGCAAACATACCGCGTCAGCACCAGGGCAGCCACCAGCAAGCGACACCGGCAACCTAGTCAGCAAGACGCGAATCATCCCCAATAGAAAGGGGAGTTACATTCTGGTCATAGCAAGCACGCCTTATGCAGCCGCCTTAGAATTTGGCGCTCGCGCATCAGCGACACGGGACGCAATGGAACCGCGACCATTTATGATGCCAGCTTTCTTGAAGAATCAAAACCTCGCCAAGGAATCACTTGGCACTTTCTGGCAATAGCCACATACTAACCACAAGGAACACACCATGGCCGAAACAACTATTACCGTACAAGACATCGTTCAAACCGGACTCGAGCGCACGCTTGCAGCCGCCAATACGGATGGAAGCAAATTCCTTAACACGGGCCGCGAAATGATCGAGGTCGTGAACGGGGCAGGCTCGGACATCACGGTAACGATCAACTACAACCCAGACAACAAATCGACGCTTAACCCGTCTGGCCTTGCTGTCACCGACCGCGCCGTAGTCGTGACCGCTGGCGAAAACCGCTTGATCGGACCATTCCCGCCAAGCCAATTCTCGGACTCAACCAACTTCGCGCATTTCACCTACTCGGCAGTTACCTCGGTAACGGTATCGGTGTTGCGTCTGGCTAACGATCCTGGCTGATGAATGGCGACCTAGCATTAGAGGTTCAGACTTCTATTTATAAGAGTCTGACGAACGATCCAGCCGTTGCCACATTGATCGGCAACGGCGCGGACGGTCGTTTACGTATCTACGACTCTATGCCAGACGATGAAGTATTTGAATTTATCCATATAGGCCAAGTCGCTTGGAATGACTACGGTGACAAGACCGACCCAGGACAAAATGGAGTTTTCAACATTGCCGTCTGGACGCGCAGAAAAGAGAACCGGATTCTTTTCTTGATCGGTCGGGAAATGACGCGGATCTTTCACGAACAGCCGGTAATTCTCACTGATGGCGAGGTCGTTCTGATTCGCCATAATTTCACACAAACGAACAGCGACGGAATCAACCGAATGCTGGTAAAGAATTTCAAAATCATCGTAACCGACCCGTCAAACAACTAACAACCCCAAAAGGAACGAATCATGGCTAAGCCTCTCGGTAAGAATTTCTTGCTCAAATACGAGCTACCCGCAACCCCTGGCACCTACGCCACCATTGCGAACATGCGAACCAACAGCCTGTCGATTAACACCGAATCAATCGACGTGACCGACAAAGACGGCATGCCATGGCGCAAGCTTCTTGAAGGCGGCGTGCAGTCGATTGAGATGTCGGCAGACGGCATCGTATCAGACTCAGCAACGCAAAAGGTCATTCGCGGCTGGGCCTTTGCTGGAAGCGTCAAAAACTTTCAGATGGTCGATTCATTGGGCAACATCGTCCAAGGTGAATTTCTCGTGCAGTCGTTCGAGCAAGCCGGTGAATTTGGCGGAGAACAGACTTGGAGCATCAAGCTTGCAAGCGCTGGCACGCCTATCCTTACTGAAATGGTCTAATAGGCCATGGAATCCTTTTCCAGCGTTCGCGGCGAGTCAACGCTATCGGTCAACGGTCGGGATATTCGTGTCAGGGCGTCTTATGACGCTCTCTCGAATATCGAGGAAGCGGTTGGCGGCGATCTCATTCTCTTTCTTAAGAAGATGGGCGTCAATCAATCCATTCCCGTATCGACGGCGGCGAAAATCTTTTACTTTCTGGCGAAAGCCGGTGGTAACAAGATGACCGTCCAAGAGTGTGGCCAGGCGTTGCTCGATAATGGCTTCATGACCATCACCATGAAGCTTCTCGTTATCCTTGGCGAGTCGATGAACGCTGGATCTAATGAGAAACTTGAGGGCGCGGACCCTTCCTAACTCAGGGGGGAATGCCGAAACGAGCGGACTGGTTGGGCTATCTAGCTACATCAGTCTGCGAATTTGGAATGTCCCCCACTGACTTTTGGGAAACGACGCCCCAAGAATTTTGGGCTTGCTGGTCCCACAAATACGGGAACCGGAAGAAAGGAAAGGGACTCGAAGAAGAAGACGCGCAAGAGATGCGGCGGAAGCTGGACGAGCAGATAGCAAAAGAAAGAGCGCAGGGGATCTATGGCTGAAACTCTTGAATCGTTGGTGCTCAAGCTATCGGCAGACACCGAAGGATTGCGTGCAGACTTACGCAGAGCCACCGGCGACATTACAGCAGCAACGTCAAAAATGGAATCGGGCTTTGGCGGCTTGTCGATAGGCATTAGCAAGGTCGGATTAGCGTTAGCGGCAGTCGGAGCGGCGGCAGTTGGCGCAGCGGCAGGCTTTGCCGTATTGGTGGGCAAGAGCTTTGCGGCACAAGATGAACAGGCGAAGATGGCCGACAGATTGGGCTTGAGCGCTGACGAATTTGCGGCACTCAGCATGGCGGCGGAACTGTCGGGAACGTCCATAGACAACGTTGCAAAATCAACGTCTATGATGCAACGGCAGCTAGTCGAAGCGCGAACGAGCGGCACCGAAGCGGCGATGGCATTCAAGGTGCTCGGACTCAACGCCGACGAGATCGGCAAGCTATCGACCAGCGAAGCGCTAGGAACCATTGCAGACGCGCTGGCGAAGGTCAGCGACCCAGCAGAGAAAACCGCTCTGCAAATGAAATTGCTTGGCAATTCATCCCTTAATATGTCAGCGTTTATCAAGGAAGGCAGCGAAGGGATTAAGGCGGCAGCCGACGAGGTTGCCAAATACGGCGGTGCCATCAGTCGAGTTGATCAAGGTAAAATTGAAGCGGCCAACGATCAATTCACGATCTTAGGAAAGAACCTCCAGCGAATTGTTGACGGCTTTGCGGCAGAATTAGCGCCGATTGCCCTGGCCGTCTTTACAAAAATGACCGAACTGGTGCAGCAATTCGTCGCGCATTTCGGCGGCGTCAACGAAGTGACAAAGACCGTTGTCAGCGCACTCGTTGCTGGCGCGGGACTTATTACTGACGCATGGACCGTGTTGACGGGGGTATTCGAGGGCTTCAAGGCGCTCGGCTCGCTCATTGGCCTATCGTTTATCAGGGTAGCAGATGACATCGTGAAGGCGTGGCAATACGTAAGCGGCTTCTTTTCTAACCTGTGGGCCGCGCTCGGCGCTGGCGCGGATCTATTCGGCAAAACCTTTGCGCTGGCGTGGACGGCGCTCAAGGTGCCGGTTGCGGCATTCGTGCAATTTACAGGCGAGAAGCTTTCGGAATTGCTCCACATGGCGGCAAGCGCGGCGGCAACCTTTGACGCAGAGCTAGGCGCAAAGATTACCAGCGCAGCGCATGCGGTATCACGCGCAACCGGAACAATGTCGGTAGACGCGCAAAACGATCTTAAGATGATGGCGGCGGCGGTCACTGAATCGGGCGCGGCATTTGGCGACACGCTCACGGGGCTATTTGACATCGAAGCGCCAGGAAGCGAAACACTACAGGCATTGGCGACCGCATACGAGGAAGCAGGCACAGAGGCGGGGCTTTCGTTCTACGAGGGCGTAACGGCGGGGAACCAAGG